TACCAGGCCACTCAGTGCGGCGGCAGCATCTGCGTTGAATTGAGCGGCCTGATCCTGGCCAACTTCGTTCTTGATTGAATCAACCAAGGCAGGTAATTCCTTGAACTGCATCTCAGTTGTGTCTTCCAGCATTTTCTGCACACGGTCCACCATGTCTTGTGCGGCCAGTACCACTTGTGCCTGCTGTATTTCTGATTCGCGCAAGAAGTTGCCTGTGTTTTCTTCTGCTGCCATCATGGTTGGATTGTTCATGGCCTTTTGCAAGTCAGCGATTTCTTGTTGTTTTTGCTTGATCTGGTCTTGTATTTCTTTCTTTTTCTGCTGTTGTTGCACAGTGTTCAATGCGGCAGTTGCAGTCGGGTTAGAAGTAGTGCCTGGTGTAGAACCTGGTGTAGTGGCACCAAATTCACGCAGTTGTTGTGTTAGAGCCTGCTCCATCATCATGAGTTTGAGATAGGCAGGATCCTTTTCGCTGTGATGAAATGCAGGGCTTGCACGATGCTCACTGACCAGTCCACGCACACGGTTCAGCATGCCACGCACTTGACCGCGGTTCATTGAGTCAAAAGATATACGTTGGTCAAAGTGACTCTCGAACACTTTAGCGATTTGTTTTGTTGGGCGTGTAACGGCCAGTTCTTGCAGTTTCATTATTGCTTCCTTGAAGTTGCCAGTATTTAGCCGAATTTATACATTTTGTTAATTCATTTTGTATCTGCTGACTTTGTGCTTGCTTGTGGACTGTTTTGACAGTGACTGTTTCCCAGAAAGTTCCATGACTGTGTTTGGCAACACCGGACCGAACTTGGATATCATTCTGTAATCTCAGCAGAGTGGAGTCCAGGTGCCGAATTTCATTGGCCAATCGGTACTGGCGTCGTTTGTCGGCTATGCACCAGGCCACAGCACTTCTGGTGCTGGAAAATGTGCCCACTGGATCATCGTTTTGAGTCAAGCGATAGCCCTGTGTGGTCTGGCGTAGCACGTAGGTACCAAACACACGATACTTTTCACCATCCTCAATGATCACATGATCCAAGAGTTGGGGTAATTCTTGCTCGGCGAGTGCCGCAAGTTTTTGACTTGGTTTCATTTCAGCACATAATGTGTGACTACATAGCCCAGTGCGGCTGTGAGGCACCCAATGATGCCTATGCCCCAACTGATGATTTGAGCATTGCGTTGATTGTTCAGTTGGCTCACATGTTCTTTGACTACTGTGACCATGTCGCAAAGATGTGCAATATTTGCGCTCATGGCAGTCATCTTGTCTTCCAGGGCGTTGTAGCGTTCGGCACACAATTCCACGTGTGCTTCAAGGCTTTTCTTTTCAATGTCAGTGGCTTCAATCATACATGCTCCAATGTGTTATTTATGGTCCACTATGTCAAATTCAATGTTTGAATCAGGGTCCAGCATGTGTGTTCGAGGCACAGAGTCTAGGTCCGAAAACATGGGCACACCCCGGCAAGCCGACTTCAACAGGCCCAGAGTATCTCCGCGATCACTGAACACGTCGTCAAACTCTGTGGAGAATTCAAAACACCAACCTTGGTCCGTTTTTTCAGTGGTGGAAATATCCTGCGCCTGTGTGTACAGGCCAATGATTTGCAGTATGGTCTCCCAGTTGCGCTGTTGGTTACGAGATCGATTCCAGGCTGTTTGATCCTGAATATCCTGTCCTTCACGATCCTGAAATGGCAATGTGTTGGCTCTAAAGTGTCCTGTGACTCCTGTGGCTGTGCAGTCAAAGCGAGTGGTCACACGAATCCTGGTAGTCATGAGTGTATTTACGGCCAACAAAAAACCCTGGATTTTTTACGTCCAGGGTTGAGATCACACAATCTAATTGTTATTAGACTGGAGCGAAGTTGCTTGCACTTGTGGTGAACACGGCATTGCCGGCTGCACTGTTCAACTGGATGTTTTGACCACCAGAAGCCACTGTAGCGGCTGTGTTGGCTGCGGCCAACAGCGTTGTGGCTGTGTAAGCATCAGTTGGATAGATAGCCAAGTTCAACACAGTTGGGGCTGCTGGGCTGACTTGATACATGGCCACAGTGCCTTTTTGCTGAATTGCCTGCACGATATTGTTGATATAACCGTTGACGTTGGCGCTTGAAATCAACGAAGCATTGGCCACAACTGAGAAAAAGTCAAGTTTTGGACCTTGAAAGTTAACTGAGCCTGTTGCCGCAATGTTTGCTGTGCCGCCAATGTTGCTGTTGCCTGTATCCATGTGGAATACTGGTTGCATCGTGCCATTTGTTTTTGTAAATACTGCCATTTTAAAATCTCCTAATAAATGGGCTCTCGCCCTACTCTTATTTATGAAATTGGTAAAATCTTAGGCAGTTGAGGGGTTGTTTCTTTGGCGGTTTCTGGCGGTGAAATCAAAGCGATTCACCGCCTTGCCATAGCCTGCAGGAGTGGCAAACACCCAGCCTTCGTTGCCAGGCACTTGTGCATCCAGTTTGCCCAGTAGATCCAGTTTCAAATCGTGTAGCAATTCAAACAGCACAAAGGCAGCGGCCAAGGCACCTTCGTTGGAAGTGGGACTACGCAGGTATTCTGTAATGTTGCGGAACTTCTGCGGAGTTTGTGTTGACTTCAAATAGTCCATAAAGCCTGGCACCAGATCTCGAAAGTCTCCGGTGTAGGCAGGATATTCAGGGTTGATACGTCGGTTGATATAGTCCACACACAACTTGGCCAGATCAGTGATCTTGGCCGCACGTAGTTCTGCAGGATTGAATAGTGTGTCAATAGCAGTACCCATGGTCTTCAACAAGGTCTTGATCTTTTTCACGTAGGGATTTTCTATCGCCACAGGCTTGGCATAGATAGGCTCAATCAATAACAGGCCAGGCACAGGGTTAAACTTGACTCTGGCAAGTGGTTGCTTGGGTGACCCAGCATCTTCATACATGGTATGCACTGCTACACCAACTTCACTGTCAGCAATTCGTGTGCCTAATGCGCTGTTTACAGGAATACGATATTCCACTGTGTTGGGTTTGAATTCTACGTTGCCTGCTGTCACAGGAGGGGTTGAAGTATACAACAAGTCGCCTTTGACATAGCCACGGAAGTTGTCAGGAGTTGCGGCTTCCAAGAGAGGCCAAATCTTTTGATACACTGGTAATAGTGTTTGAACTCTGTTGGCCACGTTGCCTTTGGCAGCGGCATTGGCATCACGTTGTACCATATTGCCAGCGATGGCTCGGGGACTGGTAAACAAACCATCATAACCCACAGCCTCAAATCCTGATCCATCTGTGAGCACAAACTCCCCTGATTCAGGCTTGCGGCCAAATATCACAGCAGGCATGCCATCCCATTTCACACTTGCAGTCTTGGAATTGTCTCGAAAGTTGTCCACAATGGCCAGGGCCGTTTTGACGCCGGCTGTGCCATTTCTAAACACATAGTCTTCCAGGTGCTCAATGCCTTTGGCCTTGCCGCCCACAGGTGCGGCAGCAGGTGTCGGAGCGGCTGCTTCTACTAAAGCATACATGCCTTGATTCACAATACGATCACGCAGTCGTGCCAGGAAGTAGACGTCACTGCTTTCTTCCAGTTGTCCAGGTTCCCGGAGCCCTTCTTTGGCCAGGTACTCACGAAAGTCTTGGAGTTTGACATCGCGATCTTTGTCTTGGGCCAGGAATGAGTAAATGCTTTCCACATTGCCCAGGTCCTCTCTAGTGGCTTTGGGGCCCAAGATAGCCTTGGCCACACGGTCAGGGTCCTGACTCACCGGTTTGTTGTCTGCACGACTGAACATGCCATTGGCACCTATTTTAAGGCCCAGTTGTTTGGCTATTGAACTCATTAGCACAGCACGGTGCATGCCTTTGTAGGCACTAGGAGTGGCTTGATTGTAGTAAAATGTACCCCAATCCAGGTTAGGGAAAAACATAAAATCTGTTTGTACGTAGCCAAGATCGGGTCTGCCTGTGATGGGAGTGCGCAGGTGAACTTCGCCTGACTTCTTGACCCAGTTTCTGGGATTCTCACCATGTGTCCGAGCCCAGGCTTCTAACCTGGCAGCCAACTGCTCTTTGGAGATCTCACTGGCATCAACTGCCAGATCCATATCACCCGATGTGGGTGCTTTGCCTGTGGAACCCAGCCAACGCTCACGTGGAAACTCTAGACCTGTCAGTTGTTCCAGCCAGGTTATGGTGCTAGGCACGTCGGTTTGATTGATGCGTTGTGTGAGTGGCTGGCCGTCAGCATCTTTGAATACATTGCCACCTTCTAGGAGTTTCATTGTGTGTTGAATCCTAAGGCCTGGAGGTAGGCAATGGTAGTAGGGTCAGTGCTGTTTACTCGTCCTAGTTTACTTGTTATCTTTGCTAGTGCTTCTATCTGTGCCAGACTTATTCCTGCTGAACTTCCAATTTCTGTTTTGGCCGAGGCAGCGCCACCGGACAATGATCTGGGCGCAGTAGGGGCACCTCTAGTGGCAGCAGGTGCTTGGGCTGTTATTTCTTGACTCACAACACTGGTGGCAGCCACAAGATCTTCAAATGCTTTTTCTTGCTCACCAGCATTATCAGCAACGGCTATAATCCTATTAAGAGCAGTCTTAATAACAGAATTCTCTAGATATTTTGCTGAGTAGGCAGCCATCGACGGTGGAATAACAGATTTTTTATACCAATCTGTCAATTGCCCTAGTGATGCCGCTTCGTCAAGTTGCACACTTTCTTTGCGAGTGGCTTTGTAGGCGGCTGCTTTCCTGGCCAATCGTGCTCGACTTGAAGGCGATGCAGGTGGTGGAGTAGTTGGTGGAGTAGTTGGTGGAGTAGTTGGTGGAGTAGTTGGTGGA